AAAGGTTAACATCAATTAGTACAAGTCTATTAAAAAGGGCGATTAGAAATTCTAACCGCCCTTTATTTTACGCTTTTACAATCGCAGCGTCAAATCCTGCCGATTTCAATTTTTCCTGCAAGGCAATAGCATTTGCTTTATTGCGATACGCTCCGACCTGTACACGATAAATAGAATCTTTATCACCTACGCTTGTCTCTGATCCAGAAGTTGCAGCATCGTCATCAGATGTGTTATTGGATGGTTCAATGTACTGCTGTCCGGTAATTCCGTAAACAATTGCACTTGCCATGCTCTTAAAGTCATACAGTGCTACATCGTCTTTATCATCCACGAAGCAACATTCAATCAGCATCGCAGGTGCTTTTGTGTGATTGAGCACGTAAAGCTTTTTGTTAATCTTCACACCACGATTTTTAAATCCAAGTGCTGCAATTGCTTTCACAATTTTCTCTGCAAATGGTTTTGCTTTGCTATTATCACTATAAATATATGCTTCTACACCTGTTGTCCGTCCGTTTCCAGACATATCCTTCGCACCTGCATTAAAGTGGATAGATACATCAAGATCAGCCGCATGAGAATTGCATTTACCTACGATGTTGCAAAGCACATTATTTGCACTTGTGCCATTGTCAACCGTACAGTCATACACGGTATGCCCAAGACCTTTTAACTGTCTGATAACCTCATTTTTAACATTTCTTGCTTCTGTTGATTCCCGGATGATTCCGATAGCTCCGCACGCTACTTTTCCGTCCGGGTTGTGTCCGGCATGTACGTTAATAACCATTCTTTTATTCCTCCTTCTTTTCAATATACTGCTTAAATAACTGGTGCAGTCCTGTGCTTGCTAAACCGCTGAATAAGCCACTTAATAAGATAGATGCTGTGATTGTCCATCCGTTGATCCAAATGGCTAAAAGCACACCTAATACCGCACAAATGGTAGGGATGTATTTATTATCCACATCCTTAATCCATTTTTTCACGACATAGCCTATACAAAGGCAAATGCCTACGATCACAGGCACCATAAATTCTGTTAAAAATCCTAAATCTGTCATGTTTAAATCCTCTCTTTCTGCTTCAAATGAAGCTCTTCAATTTCGTGTTTCATCTTTGTGACCATTCCATTGCCGCCCAACGCATGATAGGCATTGTACATTTCCATAAAATTCTGGTAGGCATAGGATGGAATTTCTTTGAGAGCCATGTATTTATCATGGTACTCAATCAGTTGTACACGAAGCAAAAGCATCGTTCCTCTGCTATTCGCATCTCTGTCTGACTTCTGATTTTTCAAAAGCCACACTATGTATCCCATTAATGCGGTCAGAACGATAGGCAAAGCAATCGTGTACGTTTCTTTTAACATCTCCATTGGATCATCTTCCTTTCTTTTGTATAATTCAATTATAATATTTCAGAATAATTTTTTTGTTCCATTTTACTTCGCATAACCAGAGTTTAACTTACAATTATTTATCTGTATGCAGAACTATACAATTCATTTAAAAGACACAAAGGATAACTAAATTACCTTCCAATCACTCCAGTCAGAAATATTTGGATTATAAGCTTTAATCCATGTCCTTCCCGGCGAAGGGTATGCCTCAGTCAACCTTACGATTACTTTGTAGTCTTTTGGAGCACTCTTAATCGTCAAAACTTCTCTATATGCGTAAAATGCACCATCGGTAACGGGGGAATTTAATAATTTAGATGCGTCTTCTGTGGCAATCACTCCATAACTATTAGATTCTCCTGTTGGATTTGTAAAGTCTATAATCAAGACATCAGTCAGTAATCGGTCACTGCCTTTACAAAAGTTCTGTTTTTTACTAACAGCCTGGATTCCTTCGTTTAACAAACCTAAACTCTGGTTAACCTCATCAAACCCACCCTTAATCCTGTTCTCCAGATCATTCATCTCTTCCGCAGAAAATGCATTTCCCTCTGCTGAGATCTGTCCCTCTGCTCTCGCTACGGTCACAAGTTCCGTGCTGCCGTCCTCATGTGTTAATTTTCTTCTGTTCGGGTACTCGGAAATACGATTCACCCATGTTTTCAAACTAAATGCCATAATAAAATCCTCTCTTTCTTATAATAATAATCCAATGCTCTGTCCGGCATAGATTTCCTCGCCTGCGTAATGAACAAAGTTTGAATTATAAACTTCATAAATGTCATGTAATATTTTCTCAATATCATTAATTTTCTGGTACGTGTTAATCGGCTGCTGTGGAACTTCCGGTGTCTCTACATACCGATAACCGGCATTCCTCAGTGCTGTGACGTTCTTTAAAAGACTGTCAAAATATGTTTTATTCGGATATGTTGGGAGATTATCCTTACAAGTGACCAGAGAAATGTTCAGTAATTGTGCAATGACATAGCAGTTGTTTTCATTCCGCTTGACATCAGACAGATTAAAAGCCCCTTTCATGCCGTTAATCCACTCTGTTTTTTCATCGTCTGTCATATTCTCCCAGCCTATATTCCGAAGTTCCTGTACACGGTCTACATCCGCCTGTGTACGATCATACACAAACCACGGCAGAATATACTCGATCGTATTCTCGTAGGTACTCTTATTTCCTGCCTCATCATACATTTCAAGATATATATGGTATAAGCTATCCTCTGCCACATCTACCGTTGCACGCCACTTCACCGGATATGCTTCATCCTGGATAAAAACTGTCTCAACACCATTTACAGTTCCGGCAACATAAGCGATGTCTGTTGACAGTTCAAAACTGATCGTTCCCGAAGCCATCAGCTGACCTCAACCGTGATTGCTACACTCGCACTTGTGCTTACCGGATTTGGTGTAAGTGTAATGCCTTTTAACACAGGCACCGTAGTATCAAGCTTGACGCTCAATGTAATGCTGGTAGTCTGTCCTGCTCCGTCCTTTGCAGTCACCACAATGCTGTTTGTTCCCTCTGCAAGTGTCACAGCCTTTGTAAAACTTCCGTCTGATCCTACTGTTACTATTCCAAGACTTGTGCCATTTAAAGTCATTGTCAGTGTGATCGGACTTGATGTTGCATCATTGGTCTTTCCTGTCACGTTCAGTGCTGCTTTATTTGTGATAAGTCCAGCCGTAGGTGATGAAATCGTAAGTGTTGGCGGCACAGTATCAATCGTGAATGCTGAAGAAACCACCGTTGCCGCATTGCCGTCATTATCTGACGCATTGATCGTGATAGTGTGGTTTCCATCATTAAGTGCCGTCTGTGGCGTAAATGTAAACTGATAACCATTTGTAATCCCTTTGCTTACCATTCCTGTGCTTGAAGTTGTGTATGTAGTGCTGTCTACTTTAATTTTTACAGATGACAGCTTAACTCCTGATCCACCGGCTTCATCCACGACTTTAAATGTGATAGGCTGCTTATTGTTTGTCACATGTGCGCCTTTTGATGGAGATACCAGTGTAATTTTAGGCTTCATCGTTTCTTTTACAACCAGTCTCAATGCTTCTCCCAAGGTGGCATCTGTAGCATCTTTCGTAACTACAGTTCCTGCATCATTGGTAATCTCAATTTTAATCGGATAATACTTGTTGGCCAGATTGTATGATGTGGTTGCAGGGGCTGTAATTGTTCCAACCCATTTTCCATTACTTAAAGTAAGATTCGTCCACACTCCATCAACCTGTACCCTTACTTTTACAATTGCCATTAAATCACTCCTATCTCCTGTCCAGCTATAAGTTCATGATTGCTGGACCTGGTATATTTTGTTTCTGTGTAATATGTCTCTACATCATCTGCCACAACCGTTATTGTTACTTTGGTTTTCGTTGTGACTTTCTGACTGGATAATTTTGCGCTATATATAATTGGTCTCATTTCCATTAGATGATCACATCTCCTCCCGTATATAATTCAGTTCCGGCAAATACATCCTCAGTAACGACAATTGAGTACCCCATGCACGTTGCCGTTGCGATAAATCCACCGGTCAAATCAAGCGTCTGGCTTTCAATCAATGTTGTCGATGTCTTGCCACCGATGGAATTTATATTCGCCCAATTTCCTACCTGCTCTAAGTCAACCAGGTACTTCATTCCCACCTTTTTTCTCAAGGCATGATAATCCAAAAGATAAGCGGCGATATCAGGTAATATATCAGCATTATAAATGGTACATCCACTGTACTTCTTTATATTTTCTGTCTCCCCGGATTCGATTTTATCTACACGTTTCTCATAAGAAAAAGTCGTGTTTGCATATTTAATACCTGTAATATGGCACTGTCCGGCATCCGGCATGTTAATGATGAGATAATTTGTTTTTACTTCTTTCAGCGTGCCGACACTTGCCGTGATGGACGATGGAAGATATGGACTTGAAAATGTAATCTTGGTATCTCCGGCCGGCAATGTTTTCTTATAAATGTCTGAGTTTTTTTCTTCCAATGCATAGTTTTTCATCTCAATATTCACACCAGAGATATATTTTTCAAGAGATACTTTCGTATTTCCATTAAATTTGCGATCCGTCCCGACAGTGGATTTCACATATCTGTCTGGCTTATAAACCTTGATGGTATCGCTCCGGCTGTCATCCGCAACCGCACCACACGCAAAGCATACCTGTTGCAATGCCTTACGGCACGTCTGGATGGCTAAATAGCCACTTAAAAGTGTGTTACCTACTTCTTCATCAATCGTATATTTTTTAATACCGGCAGTGGCAAATATCGCATTCAGTATCACTTCTGCACGGACATTGCTATATATCTGTCCGTCATAAAATGTATACTTATCTAATAACCCAACTACATCAATCAGCTTGAATTTCGCAATATTCTTTGAAAAAGAAAAATCGTCGATGAAGAATGCTCCCATAGGAATCATGTTTCCGTTCTTAAACTCTGACAATGTAACTTCCTGCGTTTTCTGTACACTCTTCCATGCTCCGTTTTCGTTTTCTGCGTCAAAATCATTATTCATATCAACAATCGAAATATCCGCTTCGTTGATAGACAAGGTTGCAGAAGTCACATCAATGTCCTCCTGCACCTTGGCTGTCTGGATCATATCCTTATCCCATACGATATATTTTCCGTATAAAATATACTGAAGCTTAATATATCTCTGTGGAAAAGTTGTCTTTACAAATTCAATCTCAATTTTTCCGTAATTCTGCGCCTGTGTATTGCAAACATAAATAAGGCTGTTCGGGTAAAAGGTCTCTGTGATTAATTTTGTACCGGCGATTGTATACCATGTGATTTTCAGCTCTGCTGGTGGTTCATCTTCAAAATAAAGTGTGATCGCTGCGGATGTATGCTGCTCCTTAAATGTGATCGTGATTTTGGGATTCGTTTCAAACGTGCAGCCATCCTTTGATAATGCAGCACTCCAGAATGCAATATCGTTTGGATTTTCCGGCAATAAGCTTTTACTTCCATCAAGTATAAATTGATTAAATTCGAAAGTTCCATAATCGGACTGTTCCGTCTGGTCTGCAAATAACTCAACTGAACCTATGCTCTGGTTATCATTTGTCGTGACCGCAGCATCCGCAAGTGCGGTAACATCTATAAATTTCATTTCTGCCCTGCAATATGTTCTCATAAATGCCCCCTTACGGTGTCTTAAATGGTTTTTTACTCGTCATTTTCCAAGACAATCCTTTATATTTCGCTCCGTTGTCAAATACCTTTTCTACTTCATCTTTAATGGATGAAAAATACCCATAGAAATCAAACTGCTTGCTTGCATCCGGTAAAGATACATGATGGAATCTGTTTTCACAATCTGTTATATGCTCCATCAGTTTATCATAAAGTACCGGATCGTCTATTGTTCCAATTGAAATTGTATAGTTCTTATAGATTCCTATACTCTCAATATGAATATCTCCGTCCTCTGTCCTCTCTGCATACTTTTCCAGAAAGTCCAGTGTCCTCTGGATAGACACCAGAGGGATATTATATGTAATTCCATCAATGATAAGTCCTTGCGTGTACTTATGTTTCATCTTATCCCTCCGCTATCCCAAGTCTTATTTCTTCATCCTGCAAATATGGCAGATTGATTCTTGCGAACTCTTTACCATCCACCTCAAGTACTACTGTCTTTGCACCGCTGTAGTCCGGCATTTTGCTTGCAAGCTTCGATGCAAGGTCGTCCATCCATCCGGTATTATTTTCAAGCGGCAGGACAGCTTCTCTTCCGGCTTCGCCGATTTCTGCAAGTGTCATTCCGGTTGTTACGCCACCGTTGGCAAGACGAGGCAGATTTACAGTAGGAATTGTCGGAATACTTGGATGCCATGATCCGCCACCCAAAAAATCAGGTAAATCAAATCCAATGCTGTTAAAGCCAGAAATTAATGAATTGATACCATTAATAACACGGTTTACCATATTTTCAAACAACTGAATTACACTGTTCACAAAATCTTTTACCGATTTTTCTGTCTGGCGTAATGCTTTGTCTGTGTCTTTCGTAAGTAATGCATGAATTGCGGCGAATACAAGTTTTACCCCTGCCAGCAAAAAATTGATCAGATCTAAAATAAAATCGACGCTGTCTTTTATATTCTGGCTCAGGTTTTTAATAATCGGCAAAATTATAGGCAATATATTTTTTATAATCCATGCAATAATCGGCTGTAAAATATTGGTCCATAAATCGTTGAGTATGTCTATCACAATGCCTATTATTTCAATAATATTATCGAACACAGGTTTCAAATGATTTTCATAGGTATCTTCGAACATTAAAGCCAGATTTTCTAAAATAGGCTGAATGTAAGTGTTCCAGAATTCTAAGAATTTTTCTATCAGTTCTGACATTCCATTTTTTACATTTTCGATAAACGGATGAATATGTTCATCGTACAATTCTGTGATTTTATCGGTCACATGCTGCACGCCGTCTGATATAGTCGTTGTTAAATCAGCAATCACACCAAGAACCCCATCCAACGCATCTTTTAAAGCATCCTGATTCTCTACAAAAGGTGTCACGATATAGTCAATGACATCTCTTGCAAATTTTGCTGCATTCTCTGTAACCATCATGAACGCATCCGCAAAAATCTGAATCAGGTTAGCTGTGATCTGCTGTCCATTTTCATCCCCAAATACCGAAAACACATTTGCAAATGCTTCTAATCCATCTGCTGCAAGTGCTGCTATGTCTGCCGACACATCAAACATTTTTTGAATATATCCTTTGATATCCCAGGAATTATTTTCAAGAAAAATCGCCATTCCACCAACAAAGTTTTCTGCGATCGTTGCTCCGATGCTGGTCACGGATGCCGCCATGCTTCCAAGAGAATATGCTACGGTCTGCACAAAATTATCGACTGATGCAAGTACAAATGGATCGGTAAAAATATCAGCCAATGTATTTTTTATGCTTTCTGCACTTGCCTTGATGTTGACAAGTTGAGATGAAATATCCAATTTCTTCCATGTATCGCTCCAACCTTTTTCAATAGATGCTTTTGTTTTCTTAAGAAAATCAAGAAAAGGCTGTAACTTTTTTGTCAAATCACTAGAAGTAGGAACTTCTTCATATAAATCAGATCCTCCACTACCAGATCCGCCACTACCGCTTCCAGAATCATTTTTTTGCAATACATTCAAGTCATCAAAAGCCGCCAATGCTCCAGCTGCTTTTTTGGCAGAACCGGATGTTTTATCAAGAGATGCCGCATAGTCTACCTGCTGCTTCTTTGCCTTTGTCCAAGTGCTTTTTCCGCTTATAGCCGCAATAAATCTATTCATAGCATTAATGGCATTTGTAAGCCATGTGCATAAGGTTACGATTGCCGGTGTTAATGCAGATATGATAGGCGCTGTCAATGCTCCAATAGAATTTTTCAATGTAGCCGAAGCACTTGCCATTTCAGACATTTTTCCATTAAATTCAGAAGAATACTTCGCCATGTTCTGTATACCTTCTGTAAATGCCTTGGATATGGTCTGAGATACTTTCATAACCGCACCGAATATTGCAAAACTAACTACTGTCTGCTTTATTCGTTTCGCAATGTCAGATATTAAGCCAGATGATTTTTTTGCTGATTTTCCTACTTTTTCAATGTCTTTCGCACCAGCACCAATAGATTTCTCATTGACAACGGTTTCTCTCATCTTCTGATTTAATACGTTTTGCTGATCTGTGATGCCTGCAAGCTTGTTGGAAAGCTTTTTGTATTCTTCTGTTTTTGTAGGATCGGAATATGCTTTTCCGGAGCTTTCGAGTTCCCTCATCTGCGCCTTAACGTTTGCGGCTTCTTTTCCCGTTTCTGCCATTTTGTTCTTGAGGTCTACCCATTTTGAGGAAAGCACTTTATCATCGCCTGTTTGCTCCATGCTTTTTATTTCGCCGCGAACGTACGCAATCGATTTAGATAAATCTTCTACATCATATTGCATTGCTTTGTATGTCCGGCTCTTTTTGTTTCCTCCGGTAGCAAGGAATTTTTCCTGCCTGTTTTGCAATTGCGACAGCTTGGATCGCAATTCTTCCAATTGCTTTGTTGCTTCTTTATACTGCTTTGATGGCGTGTATTTTTCTGTTTCTTTCAGTTTTTCTGAGAGGTTCTGACCTTTTGATACTAAACTATCAAACTGTTTTCCTAAGTTCTTATATTCTTCGGTTGGGATTTTTGCTTTTGCAATCTCTCTCATTTTTTCAGATACATTGTTAGCTTCACGTGCAAGCTTCTGAAACTGTGATTCCATCTGCATGAGCTTACTTGATGCTTCTCCATTTTCAATCAACGTTTTTATTCTGATTTCTCCATCATATTCAGCCATGCTAAAGTCCTCATTTCTTAAACTGTTTCAATGCTTCCTGTTCTGTTTCTTTCTGCTTTCTTATTTCTTCCATCATGCGATCGTAATCGTCTATCTTTTCTTTTTCTTCGCTGGTATACTCTTTTTCTGGCTGTTCCAAAGCATATCTATTCTGTGCGTTTCTGATTGCATCTTTTTCCTTGGAACCCATGTTCTTTTCAATCTTCTTCTGTCGGATCTCAATTACCTCCATGAGAGAAGATAATCTTCTTGGCATATTCCAGATCAAGCCATTAAATTTCCACCAGTGCATATCTGCTACGGACAAATCAATACCGTATATCTGCAAAAAATCTGCATATATTCTCCATTGATCTACATCATAGTCAATAAAACGCTTTGTATTTTTGCTACTGCCGGTATTGTCGTGATACCATCCGTTTAAATACCAGGAAATACATTCATTTAACTCATTGTGCTGTGGATGGTCTCTAAGTTCTCCGTATTCATCAGAGAACATAAGATAAAGAATAGAAGTTGTTTTCTCGTACTCATTCATTTCTTTGTCATATTGCAAAATATAAATCTGCATACCTATGCGGAAATCGGTATTTACTTTGTATCCGTTCCATTCAGTAGGCAAATTGTCCAGCATGACATTGTTCATTATTTTGCCCCACGTCTTCTTACATTGTATCTGTTCTGCACCTGTTCAAAACGTTTATTGAAAAGCTTATTCATAACAGGGATAACCTGCTCTACAAACTCCACGATTGCAAGTTCATCCGGGACAATATCTCCGTAAATCTGTTTCATGGCATCTTCGCCAAACAACCCATCTATACTTTCCGTAATCTGCTTAAGATATTTTACACGAATGCTGTTCAGTTCTAATGCTGCATCCACATTCATATCATCCACATTCATATCGTCTTTGTGGTTATTTCTCCATTCGGCGGCTTCTTTTTCACAGTTTTGAGATATATTATTTAATTTATCAATTACACCTGCAAACTTCTTAGCTGTGTCTGCATTCGCTGTATCTACTGTTATAACTGTAATAAGATCTCCGTCTTCGTCTTTTATTGCAATTTTTTTTATGCCACTGCTTAATTTAATTTCTTCCATTTTTAACATCCTTTCCTAATGTGGGACACCAAGGAAAGGTAGGCATCCCACATATGCTAATTTTTAATTAACACCTATGAAACTGGGTAATCTTCATCCAAAGCAAAAGCGCTTACTTTAGGCGCCCATGTGAACGATCCATCACCAGCAATAGTGATTGTTCCAAGTTCTACATCTCCATTTCCATTAATCTGGACTGTAGACTTTAAAATATCACCACCCGCTCCACCAGTGCTTGATGCACATACAGTTACTGGGACACGGATACAATCGCCGGATCCGCTTGTAATATCAGCTTTAAAGAAGCGATAATAATATGTCTCGCACTGATCTCCTGTTGGAAGTTTTTTAAAAACATCATTAAACACTGTCTGCATTTCATCTGACAAATGTTCTCTTTCTGGAGACATTGAAAATGCATACCCTTTTACAGAGTTGCTTGCATTTTTCATGTTTACGTACTGTGTGCTTTCTGTGTTAGGTCCCCAGTCTTCAGAAAGCTCTGTGAAACCATCACCCATTTCAGCAAGCTTTTCACTTTTTCCACCCATAAGGCTTCCAATATCCAAAAGTGAGACCATGTTAGTTCTGTCTTTTGCCATGAGTATTCCTCCTATTTTTTATAAAAATATTTAAGCTGCATATTAATTGCTAATTCTGTTGTTTTCCCATCTGCTGTACCGCAAAATACATCCGATGTGCGGTTGATTTGTTCTACAACAAAATTTTTATCTTTTAATGTAAATTCTCCACTTTCAAGGAACTTTGCAATATTTTCAAGCAGATTGCTTGCTGCAATATTATCCTTGTTTGTTGTTGGATTGCTTTTGTATACGATCTGGAACGTCATTTGTCCGACATAAGAACCGCTGACATATTTTTTCAAATAAACAGGATCCTGCGCCGGAAAAACTCCAATAGACTGAGTATCTTTTATGCTGTTCCATAAGATTGTTGAATTTGATGGTTTGAAACCGGGCGGAAAATCTGGATAACTATTTATCATATCAAGAATAGCTCTTTGCGCCGTTTCTGCATCTGATACAAGCATTATTTTTGGCTTTTCATCCAAATCATTTACCTCCAATCTCAAACCTTGGTATAAGGCTGTAAACACCTATAGTATTCACTTTGTAGCAATTCCCTTTTTCATTTACCATGTACTGGAAGAATTTACCCGGATAATCGTCTGAATTAATTAATCCAACCGGCAATTCCCTATCAATGAGAAGTTCATCTTTTTTTGCAATCACTACAAAGTCAAAATCATTACTTCTTAAAGTGAAATGCTTTAGCTTTTCTTCTTCGCTCATGTTCTCCCAGTCTGGTGGATTAGCATAATTCAATGTGCCGTCATTCGGGATTTTTACAAGAAAACTATCTGCATCTTTCATTCCAGATTTACTTATGTTCTCTGCCTGTGTAAGCTCGATTCTTACATTTTCAAATAGAGTACCGAAATAATATTCAGTTTCTAAAGTGTCGTTGTAATGCCTGTTATATAAAACCACGGCATCTTTATATCCGATTCCCATAAGCTAAACTCCCATGTACAAAAGGTTTTCATGCCTTGTATCAACCATTCCGGTTAGGTAATTTGATGCAATATCATAGCACTTTCTATTAAGTTCCATTTCTGATTTTGCAATCTCTACCAATGTCGAAGAAGATGCTCCGGCATCATAAGATACTGATTCACTTCCAGAAGTCATGCTCTTAATCATTTTCCCTTTTACAGTTCCGTCTGTATTTGAAATAACACCAAAGTTATTGACTGCCGCGGAGTACTCAGATACATTCTTTAGCAATTCAGCTATTTCGCAGGTGCAATCTTTGATATTATCCCACCATACATCCTCTGATTCTGGCTGAGGATAAAACACAATCCTGTTTGATGTGATCGCATTGATTCTTCTTTCCGCTTTTCTTTCATATGGAGCAAAGTCTTTTTCGTTTTTGAACAAACTTCCACCATATTTAGTTTGGTAATATTCAAAATCTACATATGACATTGCTCCACACTCCTTATTGCTGTGATAAGATTTCGCTGATAATATCAGCTTTCTTTGTTGCGGTCAGTGAATACCCTTTACTCTCTGCCAGTGCCTTAATTTCTGCAACTGTAAGAGAGTTTAAGTATTCTTCCGTGAGTTCCCCACTAGCATTTACCGCCTGTGTAGTGGGAACTATTCCCCCGGTGTGATTGAAACGTTTGCTACTGCGTCAATGTACTCTGCGAAAAGTACAAATCCTAACAGTGCATAATTTACGCTGGTTGCACGATCGTAATCGCCTTTTACCTTAAATCCGATAAGGTTTGTCTCTCCACTAACTGTGTAAGAAAGACCGGCTTTCTCAAAATCTCCGTCAGACGGATCTACATAATAAGCAACGATGTTGTTTACAGGTGTTGCCAGAATTTTTCCTGCTGGGATTTCGTTGTCAGAGCAAAGGAACATAATGTCTGCTCCGAGGAATCCCTTGATATAGGTAAGTCCAAAGGCTGTCTGCAAAGTAATGTTTGAATCTCCAAGATAATCATAGAAATCCATGATATTTGCAAACACTGCAACTCCTGTAGCAGTTTTGTGCATTGACTTGAACTTATTCTTGACAGATCCAATAGCTTTAGCTACCGCCATCTGGAATGTTTTTGCAGTGTTTGTAAGTGTACCAGTTTTCAGATAGTTGTAGAATTTTGTTGTAATTCCATCCTGCAGGTCTGTCTTGAACTCTTCATCTGTCATTCCACAAGCTGCTTCATATCCATGATCCTTGATAGCTTCGATAGAAACTTCTTTTGCATATTTTTCAAGAGTAATCTCTGCATAAGGTTTTTCTTTTACAGCGTAATGTGTTCTTGGAATCACATCACCTTCTGCTACAGTCCCACTCTCTAACGTTCCTTCTGCATATTTGCTTTTAAGAACAGTTCCAGGCTGTTTTCTAATTGCTCTTGAAATTCCAAGAATTTCTCTTAAAGCTTCCCAGTTTCTTTCAAAAGATGTAACAAAATCGATTTCCCTTGCAGTTACATCAATGTCTCCTGTTGCAATCAGTCCTGCGTTTGCTGCAAAGAACTGCAAATTTGTGTTCATCATTAATCTGTTTTTGTTCATATAAAACTCCTTTACTGTTGGAATAAAGAAATGTTTTCGGCAATTGCTTTCTGACGTTCTGATCTATCTTTGATAGATAAAATGCTCTCTCTTGTTGCAGGCTTATCACTACCGGAATTGTTTTCATTCGGCTTTGTAAAACGCGCCGGCGGAGTCTGCTTATTTACAAATGCATTTGCATCTGTCTTTTTAGCTTCCTCAATAAGATCACTGAACCCTATCAGCTTTCCATTTCTCACGCTTACGCCTTTGGAAATGTCTTCCATAATGGCTTTCTTTGCAGATTCAGAAGTAAACTCGATTTCCGCAAATGCTTCTTTCAAAAGCTCATTCTTCTCATGCTCTGCGATTTTGGCTTCGTAATCTTTTTTGGAATCCTCTGCCTGTCTCTTCCAGTCATCACGCTCTCTTAAAATGTCTTCCGGGCTTTTTCCATCCAACCCTTCAAGCATTCTCTCTGCTGATTCTGCCCTGGTTTTCCACTGTTCGGATTCTGATGAAGCTTTTTTAACTTTGTCTTCCATTTCTTCTTTGGAATACAGCTCTTCACCCATACTCTTTTTAAGAGACTCTTTCTGTTCGTCTGAAACTTCAATTCCGAGTTTCTTTAATTCGTTTGCTACGTTTACCATGTTTCTACCTCTTTCTTTCCAAGTTGTTACTCCGGTCAGTCCGGCACGATTGAGTTGCTATTTACTCCATAGCTGGCAATTGGGAATGAAGGAATCGAACCCTCGACAACCCGGATATAAGCCGTGTCTTCTTCCACTGAATTAATTCCCAAAAATAAAAAAGCACGCCCAAAATAGGACGTGCCATGCATCATCCTATAACTATTCTAGGTTAGCGAACAGAATCCATTTTTCTGTCCGGTACTTTTAATATTCTTTTCAATATATATTTTAACCTATTTTAAACAACTTTTTGTACCATTTTAAAAAGAGCAGATTGCTCCACCCCTCTTTGCTATTTCCCACCGAAATACCTTCTAAGTACTTCTTTTTCTTCTTCCACAATGCAATCCTTTCTTAATCTGTTGCACTGGTCGTATATATACTTTCCGTACTCTTCTAATTTGGCTATCATTGCATTTTTGTTTTCCAATGTAGGATTTTTAATGTATTCTTTTTTAAGCCCTATATAGTCCTCATACTGCTTTATAACATCCATTTTCAATTACCCCATTCAAAATATCATCTGCTATGCCAACGACTTCTTTTCCATAAAGAGACAGAAAATCCGCTACGATTTCTTCTACATCTATTGGAATGTGACAGTCATATGAAAATGAAGCGCAGTGTACCAACTCATGAGATAGAACTCTCTCTAACAGACTTCCGCTTAATGCATTTGACAAATAAACCGTTCGTGTGCTCCAATCTGTAACGCCAAGTGTAATTGTTCCGTCTGAACGCATTAAGCATTCACTATTAGGATTTACATATAAAATATTCCATTCAATATCATTGATTTTAAACACTGCGCTCACCTCTTAGATTTTCTGTAACATCATCTGTAATTCATTTCTCCACATCTGCTTTTCTTCCGGGGCTGCATCTGATGTCATTTCAGTAATATCCATCTGCATATCTCGCAAATAATCTTTTCTTGCTTTTGCACGCTCTTTTTTATCTTCCTCTGAATTGCCATGATGGTTTTCTCTGGTCTCCATATAAGTACGTCTGGAAATACCGGCTTTTCCCTCTCTGGAATCCCTCTGATATGATCTATCTCCCATCATTCCGGTATCTGTATACATCCTTTTCAGGTCTTTCTTATCCATGTCTCTCATGTGCTCTGTATCTTCGTAATCATCCGGGTACATGTGATAATATGGGGGTTCATCATATCCTCTTCGTTTTCCTCTGCCTTTCGGTGCAAATCTTCCATCAGCATAACGATACCGGTCGTAATATCTTCGGTCATCCCCATACTCTAAAAGCTTCTCCATGATATCTGCTTCGTCCGCTTCGTTCATTGCCTTAGTAATTGTGGCATAATACTCTGCTTCTGACAGATCCTTTATCATGTCGATCACTTCTCCCATTTCTTCTGTGTTGACATTCTCAATCCCTTTTTCAATCTCACATAAGGATTTTTCAGCAAGGCATTCAAGCATTTTATGAATTCTTTCAATATGCATATACTAAGCCTCCCTTACTACGATTAAATTACTGTTCTGTACCTCGATAGTCTGTCCAGATGTATTCTGAACCGCTATTGTGCTGCAGCATCCACAAGGAACATCTACATAAACCTGTGCGGATATATTGAACATGTTTTCTACTGCCGCAGGTGTCACGATCATTCTTGTAGACTGTAAAGGTTCTCCGTCAATTGCGATTGCAAGAGAAATAGCTTCCACCGTTCCACCGGTTGGGATCTGGATATTTCCACTATAAGATACAAGAAATCTGGCTTTGCACTGGTTTGTGATTCCTCTTAATTTAACTACTCCGCTTCCCTGTCTGTGAACGATACATTTTGTTCCACAAACCGGTGTCTCAGTAAATGCGACATCTTCTCCTTGCAGGACAGTCTGTAAAGCATTGGCTGTAAATTCTGACATAATATTTTCCTCTCTTTCAAAAATATAAGGGCAAACATTAAAGTCTGCCCTTTGTGTTTAAGTAATACTGCTATGCAGACATAATCTTGTCGATTAAGATACTTTAATTATTCAGTTGTCTAACATCCGCATCCAGTATTGCAACCACATCCATACGGAATGTATGTGTTCGGGTTTGGCACCTGGTATGCTGGGATTGGCGATGGATTAACAGCACTGATAATATGATTTGTCTGTGCTGTCATAGCGGTAGTCAGAAGTGCGTTCTGTCTATCCTGTGATGCTGCAAGTCTCAAATCATTATTTTCTGCCTGCAACGTTGCGATCTTATCCTGGCATAAGTAGTCAAGTATCGCTCTTGTTCCGGCATTCTGGCTGTCGATAATATCTCTCGTGTTGTTGTTCATGGTGTTCTGTAATGCGCAAGTGTTCTGCGCCATGTTGAAGTTTACACCCTGGATAGCTTCACGAGTTTCGCAGCAACAATTTGCAAGCTGAGACTGAATAGCATTTGCATTCTGCATTCCTGCTACTGTGTCCGCATTAATTGCCTGCTGAATGCTGTTAAATCCTGTCAGCATTCCGTTGTTTACTGCATAAAAGCCATCACAAAGACCATTTGTAATGCCATCAAGCTTACTTATGACTGCTGAATTGTCAAATCCTCTCTGGATATCAGCCTGTGTAGCCGCAGTTGCGGTATAACCGCCACCACCATTACCACCGAATCCATAACCGCCCCATCCACCGAATAAGGCAAAGAGGATAATGAGAACCCACCAACCACCATCGCCCCATGCACCATCATTACGGTTTCCACCAGTAACGGCGGCAATGTCCGCTAAACTTGGAGATGAATTAAACATATGTGTTCCTCCTAATAAAATTTATTTATACATAATCTTGCAAGAATAGTATCAATGTTTAAACTGGCTCATGATTTCTTCCGGGTTTAGACCTTTTTCTTTGCACAAATTTCTGGCAAGCTGTTCCAGCCCTTTACTGTCTCCACGGTTCATCATGTCGAATGTATTTTTCATGATCGGATTATTTGAAAATTGAGAGTTGTTCATTATTTGACTTAATATCATCTTAGGGTTTCCACCGCACTGGATCATCTGCATTAAATTCATTCAGGATCACTCTCTTTCTTTGCTCTGGTAGTCCTCTGGGACTGAGTTATTTTAGCTTCTATCTGGTCTAATCGCTCCATTATCGGGGCAAACAATGTTGCAGTGTCTTCTTTCGGTAATTCGTTTTGCTTTCCGTCTAACTGCGGTTTATATGTCACTGTATGAATAAGGCCATTAGCACTCCACGATTTTATATAAACTTCTGATCCATCTGCTTTCGGGAAAATGGCAAATGGTGCATTCATGGGAACGTCATTTGCTGTGACTTCCTCAACAGAATTAACCATTCTTCCACAAAGTCCAGCTTGTTGCGGCATGATCTGTTGTGGGAATTGCTGTTGAATCTGCTGTGGCTGTTGATATTGAGGATAAGAATACTGGTTATATCTCTGATACTCGTACATAATAAACCTCTCTTTCTATCTTCATTTTATTATGAACAGCACAATTGAACCACCCCAGTAAAACCCCATTAAAAGGACACAAAAAAGACACCCTTAACGGATGCCTTTAATGAGGAGAAAGTTATGTGAAATGTTGTCCAGTTACCTTAAGAATTTTATGTTGCATTTTGACGTTAATACGTCCGGCTGTCTTAGTCGAAATATGCATAATTTCTGCACATTCTTCTAGCGACTTTTCTTTCTTCCGTAAATCAAAGAGCGTTTCTTCTGTCGGTGTAAAATCACACAATTCTTTTATATGCTCTTTTTCTTCTTTGGTAAAGCACGTAACAATGTTTTTCATTTGCTTTACCTCATTTGGGGAGTTTCCGGCTATGACGGTGAGTTTTTGTCTCGCTTGAGTTCCACTGCATTAATTAAAGAAAGGTGGATAACCAAGTATGTATGGTTAACACATTATTATAATAACATATTATTCCACTTTCGTTGTACCATTTTTTTCGATTTTATTTTCATAAGACGTTGCTCGTCCATTTGCAATCGCAGACTGTTTTTTATTAAATCCAGAAACCTTCGTTCTATCGCCTTGCAATTGAAGATCATTATTCTTACAGAATGATTGAAGCCTTTTATTCTGCATTCGCAGTTTATATGCCAGTTTATCATATTGAGGTTGCAAGATCTCTTTTACATCTGTTTCGGCAATCATATCAAGTTCCTGTTTCTTAGCCATAATTTCACGCTTTGTTTTACGAATTTCTCTTTCAAGTAATCTCTGCTTCTGCTGCAAATCATAAAGCTTCTGGCTTTCATCTGCATTTATGTTCACATTTCCGTTTTCATCAAGGTACTTATTTACCATGCCTTTTCGCCACGGTCCATGTGAATGTCTACAGTTGTATCCGTGAAGTCCTAAGAGATTTACAACAGTTCCCTTTCCAGTTTCAAGGTTTATGGAATAGCCTGTACTTTCAAGAAGATTCGGAAATCCTGGTTCGCTCCCGATTATTTTATATGCCTTTCCTTGCCAGTGATCGTGAGATGGAATCCCTGTTGGATTCTTTTTATCATATCTTGCCCCCGGATGCGCTGATACTAGAACATATTCTATTTTATTTTGCGCAATATAAATGTTCGTCACCTGTGCCGCAGTCTGATTCATAGATGTGACAATGCAACATCTCACTGCTGCTTCAAGAGACCGCTTCGTTCCGGCAGGGTATTCTACCATAACACCAGATTCTGCATATCTATCCAGAACTTCACAGACTGCACTGCTGTAAGATTGCATTCCAGATGCAACTCTATAATCAACCTCATTCAGCATGTTGAGCAAGTCTTTCTGTGTCTGGTTAATGGTTGTTTTTGTCAAATTATCAAGTTCACCGGATGTCTTTATTAACTCTGCATTCATTGCCAGAATTGCCATATTATTTTTTAGCGGAGATATAATATCTGATGCTGATATCTGCGTCAAGACTTCCTTATCATCTGAGAATGATGTCATTACACTATCCCTTAATAATCTGCGAACCTCATTTCTTGATTTTCCAGACATTTCAGATATTCTTTTTACAATCTCTGTGTTATGCAGTCCCATCTGTTGGAGTTTCCACAATTCCCGGTCGGCAGTTCCTGACAATTCACCGGATTTTATCAATCGCATTGCAATGTCTGATATAATCCAATTTTCAAGATCTTGATACATTTCAACCAGTTTATCAGTTTTTCCGTAAAAATAATCCGGTCTAAGCATTATCCTTTTCCAACCTCTCTTTTAACAAGATCTATCCACTGCTTACCGTGATTTTCTTTTGCAGTTTCAAACCATCGTTTACCTGTTCCCGGTGTGTGATATTTTAATTCTGTTCCTGTCGGATACTTCTTTTCTCCACTGTTCGCCCATGATCTACCGTCTGCCGTCAAATAAAGTTCGCCTACATACTGATAATGCGCATAGGGGGTATCTACTGTAATTAATCCGGGTTCTTTTATCTGCGTCTTGTTTCTCAAATCGCCCTGCTGCATAGGTGTGTATTTTCTCATGTCATTTACAACCTGTTCGTCAAGAACATTCTGAGCATTTCTCAAATTTTCATCCATTCGCTTTGTATCAAGCTTAATATTAAAACTACCAATGACTTTATTATATTTTATATTAATGCATCCCTTTCTATTACTTATCTAAATAAAACTTAATTGTCTCTATCACAGTCTTTTTCTGAAGCTTTATTTGAATCATCTCCGGCGGTTCAGGTTCAGGGATAATATATCCACCTTTTAAAATACCATTTTTTGAAAGCTCCGGTATCCCTTTAATTATTTTACTCCTCACCAAACAGACCACCACTGTTCCTTTCCGCATCTTCCTGTGCTCTTTCTGCAAACATGGCATCTACTTCATCATCATTAAATCCCTCATATTCTTTAAGGTATTTACGTTTAGAATAAACGCCCTGAATCATTAAATTATAAGCTCTTGATCTGTCCTGCTCAAAACTTGCAAGCAAATCTTTAAAATAGAATATATCTTCGTCTGGTACATCATCATCCAATGCATCCACATAGCCGGCAGGTATTCCGTAAAGGTCGCAGAATACGTTGATTGCATAAATAAGATTTTTTAATGCAGTTTTTATGCTTTTCCGAATGTCGTTAATCGTCTCTACCGTTTCATTATCGTCACTTTCAACCTGTGTTGCTGTCAATCTTCCAGATTTTCTGTCAAGGATAAACTGCCCTTGTGAGAATCCGCATTTTGTCGAGATCATAGAAAGAACACTGTTAATGTCTGTGATTCTGTCAGAAGTGAGCATGGTCGGGACGTGTTCATCAATCGTACTTTTTGAATCAAGCCCAAATTTCAAGCCTTTAACGAACCGAGGAAGCTCCACTGTTGAGGCACGGATGCCGCCTTTTGCCTGTTTTGTCATGGCATTCTCATTAATAAAAGTAATGTGCTGAGAATCCTCAACCTCGTTTCCTTTTTTACTCCATGCTATATCAAGATCTCTAAGCTCCATAAGTGCATTTGAGAAAATCGATACACCTTCTGGAGATGAGTAATCAATTGTGTTATTGAATGGAGTTTTCAAATAGGCGAACAGTGGCTTTTCTACGTTCATAATATGAACGACTTCTTCAATTGAAGACCATTCAGGAACGTCATGCAGTTCTATCTTTTTACCAAGTGAGTTACTGCTATTTGACTTAAACGCTCTGTTCTGGATCTCGTACACGTTCATATCTTCGCCCTCTTTATTTTTTGAGGTCGTGAAATGATGGTATTCAAGCCGATAGTAGTACACTTTATCTTTTAAAAGTCGGTTAATGAAAATGCATCCTCTTATATCTCCGTTGCTGGTCTTTTCTGTGATTGCGAAATCCCACGGCATAACATAATCTATCATGTTGTCTGGATTCAATGAACCGTTTGGTTTTAAAATTATACCACCAACTCCGAGCATATCTTCGACTTTGTCTCTGATAGAAGTGTCAACCATTGCCCTGATGCACTTATTAATAAAATCAGCTCTCTCTGAACCTGTTACGCTCACTGATAAATCCATACATGCTTTCTTTGCTGTGTACTGGCAGAGGAATTTTGCGAAATTTATTGTCCTAATGTCATTTTTTTTCGGATCAACCCAGAAAGGACTCCCCTTAATGATGTCGTTCCATCTCTGCTGTGAGTTCTCGATCTCCGGGGAAGTGATAAACTCGACATTAAATTCTTTCTCAGCATCTGTTCTAAAAAACTTCATGATCGTCTCCCTTATTTTTTCAAAAAAATTCATTCTACATCCCTCAAATTTCAAGTTGTCTGAAAACTTCATTTATTTTATGCCATTGAATCGCTATCCAGTCAACCATTGTCTCTTCGTGTCCAAATTCTGTAAAATGTTGAAAATTCGACTGCAAACCACTTTCGGCAAGAAATGCATGTATTATCTCATGTCGAAGTTGTTTTCTTTTCAAATACTCAAAATCGCCTACTTCATTCACATTATCTGACCGTAAATGTATCTCTTTGTCTGTATAATCACAATATCCATCTGTATCACTGTTTTTAAATTCTTCAATAATAATCTTATATTCTGTTCCTAGCACATTAATCGTCTTCATATTCTTCAATTTCTTCTTCCTCATCATCATAAAGACCGTCATTCCTTCGGCTGGTCATTATAATTCTGTTCAATGCATAAATGTTTGCCATGATCGTGTCTTCTTCTAAGGTCGGGTATGCATCTGAAAATGAACCATCTGGAAGCTGCTCATGTTCTGCTTTTATAAACTCTTTTTCTGTATTCGGGCAACGTTCTGGATCAATGACAATCTTATTGCATCGCTGAAGCCACTCCCAGCAGTAATCCCTTCCTTTTCCGCTTCCCCATCTTTTCTTTGCCCCGATCGCATTGAATCCCCAGTCCTGCATCTCTGCTATTCCGTCCGGTCTGGCAGAATCGCATATAATCTCGACATTCATAAATTTCTTTATCTTCCTGGCAAAGGTAGAGTTTTTACATTTTTTAGAATACACTTCGCCAAAAATATAAAGAGTGTCCGTCTCGTAATCGTAATAGTTCTGGCTGAACACCTGTGGGTGTGTGTATCCGAAGTCCAAACCGTGGTTTACTGTGTCAAACGTCATTAACTCCTCATCCGATATTTTTCGGATTTCTAAATTGTCGAAGATGCCGCCGCCTGTTCCAGTGACTTCTCCGAGATAATTATTTTTATAATATAATGGTTTATGAATCCTGAACCATTCCGCACGCTCGAAGAATCGCTTTCCAAGCCATTTTACCGGGACATTATAATAATAACTGTGGCAGATCCGTGTCTGTGGCTTATTTTTACATTCTTCGGTATACTCATTCATAAAGTTGTTTTTTGACTTCGGAGGATTGAAAATTTTTATGTCAAGCGCCGGTGTATCTGCTCGCAGAAATGTATCTTCAATGTTATCCATCTGCTCAACTCCTGCCATCTCGTCGCATTCCTCATGGATCAGCATCTTAACGTAGCCAAATGGCACATTAAATGACTTCAAGCTGATAGGCTTATCTGCTCCCACGAACATTACCATCTGCCCGGTCGGCTTATACACCGCACACATTGGAGACTGCTTAAAGTCCCAGTTATCCAGATCATTACACCGGATCACCACCTTCATAAACTGATTATAAACAGATCCTCTCAAGTCAATCTTATATCGTCTTGTGTATACGATATGCGCCTGAGGATCCTGTCTGATCGTCTCATATGCAAGATTCCCCCAAAAATTGGACTTAATAGAACCACGACCGCCCTTAGAAATTATCTCATGCAAATCTATCTCTCCGGCAAAGGCTTCATGTACAGTTCTGTAAATTTCAACAAAGTCGCTTGTTATATCTGTAATCGGGATTGTCCAGAGTGCTGCCTTCTCTCGCTTTTCCTTTTCCTCTCGCTCGATCTTCTGCTTTTCTGCTATGGTCAGTGCCTTTTCCAGTCCATCCATTGCCTTAAGCTGATCGGAAAAGTCTGGAGAGAATCCGAGACCGTCCACGACTTCACCCTTTGCGATTTTACTTCTCCGCTCTTGGATTTCTGCAAGGCTCATGATATCCCGGTGCTGTTCTTTCTCGATTTGCTCCATTTTTTCCGCTATATATTCTGTAATGACAGTTTTTGACAGCAGTTTTTGTGCGCTTCTATTTGCTCCATTCTCACTATAGCCAGCGCTTATGTATGCCTGTGTGGCATTCCCACCATTTTTTATCCACTCGTCTGCAAATGCCTTCCATTTCGGTGTGAGTTCTCCCTTCATCCGCTCACCGCCTTATAAATATCAATCAAACAGAATATTACTTCCGGGATAGATGCCGTTTTAAGAATCTCATAATCTTCTGTTTTCCATTCTTGTCTATTTTTCTTAAAGGTGCACACTGGTGTGAGGATTCTGTAAATTGTGATCATGCGCTTCTGGTCGTCGCTATAAAATTGATTTTGGTTTATTTTTATGATCAGTCCGCACTGGACAATCGCAGTCTGAAGCTTTTTAACTTTTCCTTTTAAATTTGCCAAGGCGCACACCTCCCATCATTTTACTTATAATTTTATTATAAGATATTTTTTAACTGTTTTTGTTCCATTTTTAGGCATAAAAAAAGCGGCTATATTTCAAGCCGCCTTTTCTCGATGTTTACTGGTCAATTTCCGGTAGAAATTCTCCGATATGCAATTCTTCCGCAACGATCCTGTACGCTTTTCTGATTGTGCTAGCTCTGTTCAAAAGATACTCCCAGCCCTGCACGTCTTTCTCTGTCCAGTCTCCCATATACTCGGCTTTCACTTCGTCATCAAGATTAATAAAATCCATGATGTCTGTGTCATGTCTGTTTTCAATTTCTGCGATCATTTTCTGTAATTCCTGATAACATTTTTTTAACTCTTCCATCTTTTTATCCTCCTTATTTTACGATCTTAAATCCCATCATTTTATATGTGCTTACTTCTGATTTTTTAACAATGATTTTATGACCGTTTGCGATCATTTCAACACCGTTCTTTTTAAATTCTGCCATCTGCTCTGGTGTTATTGTCTCTGGCTTATCTGCCAAACAGGACTTTGGACACCAGAATGTAAACTCTCCATTATCAGCTTTAACTTTAATTTTTACTGCTTTCTCTGTCTCTCCAATCTGCTCTTTCTCTCCGTCTGCAAAAAGCTGTCTTTGTGAATCTGTTAAATTTTTCTGTAGAAACCAATCTTTAATGTAAAGCATCTTATTTTCCCTCCGGTGTATTATATGTTTTCCTTGTTTCTGATATTATAATACACCGAAAACGGTGTGTTGTCAATACTTTTTACATTATTTTTAAAGTATTTTATTTTTTCTCATTTTCTACATATTTAATAATGTTTCCCGGCTGCATATCCAGAAGTGTACAGATCTTCTCTAATGCGATGATCCCGACCATGTCGCCACGCCTTAGCGTCTGGATAGCGTTTTCTCCTAAAAGCTTTTCTTTTCTCAGCCGTGACGTGGTGTATCCGCTTTCTTTCAGCGTTTCTAATACATTTATTTTATAAGTAAGCATTTATTAATACCTCTCTTTCTTTATAAAGTAAGTATACATTATTTTATAATTTATTTCAATTGTATTTACACCAAAAATAATGCACAAATATCATTCCTTGATTGTGCATTATTTTTGGTGCATTTGTATATTGAATATTAACAGGAGGACAAAAAAAGAATTAACAGAGGTTTTCGGAACTTATGAAAGCGACTGCTCCAGATGTCCGAAGAAAACAGAATGCGATGAGTATAATTCGATATTTGCACAAAATAGCCGAAATGCTCCGCCCTGGAGAGTCCACCGTGGAACGGTCGCCCGGTGCTGACGATGGAAGACCAGAAAGGGAAAACATGAAAAATTTAATTGGAAACAACTTGAAACGGCTTTTTATTTTTATCTTGCGTATTTTCCCAATACAGGCATTTTTATGCGTGCGTGGTATTTTTATCCTATGCGTGAAAAAGAATTCGTCTATGCGTGCGTTATGCGTGCAAATAATATGCGTGTGTCCATGCGTGCAGTTCTATGCGTGAATCAAAGCATTATGCGTAACTGTCCATTGCTTTCTTCTTCGTACAAGCTCTGGCTGTTGAGCATCCTTAATGCCATTTTCTTTTTTCTGTAAAAATGCGTGCGAGAAATCGGCATAATCCCATATCGTGCTTCCATTTTGTCATATGAGATATTATTTAAAATTGACTCTGCTATTTTATCGCCCAGATAATTGTCTATGCGTGTGCATATCTCTATCGTTTCCTCTCTGCTCATTTTAAACATCTCCCCATGCGTGACACATAAGTTTCTTACACCATTATACCATATATCAGTTCATAAAAACACAATATATTATCGTATTCATGCAACATTATTGTATTTTTTTACCGGCATATTTCAGCCGGCAAAAATCTCAATATTCAGTTTTTATCGCATTCCCGGAATAAGTCAGCGTCTATATATTTCCATCCACCATCATAGATCATGAAATATGTATAATGCTGTGTTCTGACAATGTCATATACCGTAAACTTCTTATTGTCACTGTTTCTGATTACCTCAAACGTAATTCCACCTCTTCGCTCATTTTCTCTCCGCCGCTCTCTGTCGGTCTTAATTTCCTCACAATAGCAGCAACCTTCACAGTCACCATCGCAATCTGCATTCGAAATGTCGTCTTCCTCCATATCTTTACGCCACATCTCCATACAATTACAGAATCTCATTGTTTTTACCTCCGTTAAAGTTCAGTTTAGTCAATTCTTTCAAAATACTCTTCCAATGTTTTATAAGTAATATCAATATAACCGAAGTCATCATCACCGTTTTCCAAGTAAAGGCGTATATCAGATTCGCCAACATATCCATATGTATACTCATACACGCTACCCTCATGAATTGTCGCATATTCATCTGTAGGGCATTCATTTTCATCGTATTTTGGTAAATAAAACTCTTTAATACATTTATATTTTTGCATACGGCACCTCCACAAAATTCTAATTTTCAGCTGTTTCCATTTTGGAAATAGCTCAGTTTATTTTCCCAATCACTTTGTTCTGGTTCAACCTCTTTCCGTTCCATTGTGCACATAGTTTTCCTTTCCTCCAATTCTTCCTGACTGTATTTCCGATAGCTGATTCCGTAATTTGTGAATCCACCGGATTGATATGTTATGCATCGTGACATTTCATACCCCTCTTTCAGTTTAGTTGCTTGAGCCTCGGCTCATACGGCTTTGGCAGATTCATCCATGCAATTACCTTATCAGTGACTGTAAAATATGAATAATCGTCAGGTGAGTAATCACATACCTCATACCAGCCTTGTGGAATCCACCAATTATCATTTTCTTCTATATATTCCCAATCATCTGGAACTCCATCTGGCATATTCCATCCCATGTCTTCTACGGTACAGTGATGGTATGGAATATATACTGCTTTGACTACTCTCCGATAAGTTCCACCTTTCCATCCCTGTTTTTCAATAGTCACAAGTACTTCATCTGAACAGGTTTTATCTTTACATTTTGGTACTGTATTTTTATTCCATTGCGCCATAATTCTACCTCACTTAAATTCTAAGTTAACTATTTTATCTCCTGCTCAATATTTAAGTTTCTAAACATTGCGCACATCACGTCCACAACGATACTGTTTCCAAACTGTTTGTAAAGTTGCGTGTTGCTATTGACTGCTGCCATCTTGGAAATATCTTCATCAGATACTCCCATCAACCGTCCGCATTCTCTTGGTGTCAGCTTTCTGATATGGTACTGCGTAAATACTTTTGAATTTGCATCTCCATGCGTTCCGGCAATCAGTGTGGGAGATATACCACTATCGGAATAAACCGTTCCGCACTGAGAACCATCATTTGAAATCTGACCTACTTTTTCAATCCGTACAATCTCTTGATTTTGTGCGGTTAATGTAGGACACGTATTGCCATTATCTTGCACACACCCTCTTCTTGTCTGGCTTTCTGGATAGCTTGCGTCAAAGCATCCACCAACTTCACATTCAATAGAACCACTTTTTGTGGCCTGCTTAATCAGAACCATATTGTCCTTCTGCACACTTGTTAAACAGTTACTTGTGCCTTGCATATTTATTTCTAACCTCTGTTCCGTTGGACTTCCAGTAGTTCTATCCGATGGATTGTCCGGGTTTCTGCCACGCATGGCAACTATCTGGCTTTCAAGTATTTTCGGCTCTTGATTACCACCTTGCATTGTACTCAACGTTGGACTACACCCCCCCTACATCATAAATTCTGTTGGTACTCTCAAATTTTGCTTCAAGAGAGCCTAAAACATTTACATCTGCCATAACTACTCCTAAATCATGTTGTTCAGCTTTTACACATCTTGCAATCGGATACACACCTCTCTGAAAATCTGCTGTTACTCCAGTGTATATGCTTCCTATTACTTTCATCGAATCACTCCAGTATCATTCTTGGCTCTTTATATTCTCTTGCCGTAATAGATGGTGCCGTATCTCTGTATGTTCTTATTGCACCATCTTCTAATCCACTCATGCTTGTATCAATACAGATTTTCCGCAACCATGTTTCCGACTTGCTGTTGGTTTTAGATTCCGCAACCATGTTTCCGACTTGCTGTTGGTTTGAGATTCCGCAGTCATATCTTGCCGTGATGCAGTTTGCAATGTCTCTTCGCTGTGGATTGCAGATTGTTCCGTCAATGCTGCTCTGCTCTGCTCTGCTCTCAAGATTTTGCTGTGGCAGTGTTCCGTTGTCAATAAGCTGTTTTATCAGCTTTTCAGCCTTTTCATTGTTGATATAATATTTCTCGTCCACATCATCTTCAAGGTAATCTTTCAACCTTTTTTTCAGCGGTATCGGCTGCGGAAAACGGTAGTTGTATTCTCCCAAAAAGGAAAACATAAAGCATCTTTCACGGTTCTGTGCAACTCCGTAGTTCTTTACATTCAAATCCTGCCAATAACTCACATATCCAAGGCTTGTTAGAAAATCGATCCAGTTCTGAAAATCTTCCATATTTGCATTGGCATGGACCTGCGGTACGTTCTCCATGAACAGAATCTGTGGTAATTCTCCACCACCATCCCTTATCTCTTTCAGAATCCTTTCTACTTCCCACAAAAGACCAGACCTGGTCCCACTTCCTTTTTTCATGCCTGCTTGTTTCCCGGCAACCGATAAATCGGTACAAGGAAACGAGTAAGTAAGTAAGTAAGTAAAGAATTCTGTGTCGCAGATATCCAAATCTTCCGCATGAACCTTAGTTATATCCATTGTTGGAAAATTTGTTCCATGCACTGCGTTATAGCTTGCTATGGCATACTTATCAAATTCTACAACTCTATAATGCTCAAATTTTGCACCGATTCTTTCCAGTGCCATTGCCTGCGAACCATATCCGGCAAACAGTTCAATTAATCGTATAGGCTTTGTAATCCGTATGGGTTCACGTATCATGTCAAAAATGCTCATCTGATTCTGACATTCGTAATCAAACTTATCTAAATCACTCATTTTTTTCAAGGAGACCGCATATGCTTCACTCTGGCCAGAGTCTCGGCTCCTTTCTGATCTATTTATTTCAAATCTTTTCTCTGATTTCTTTTACAAGTACATCATCGTCAGAATATGTCTCTGAAAGTTTAATTGCTGCGGCTTCAAGCAGTTCTTTTAAATCTGCTATGTAGTTGATTTTATTTGCTTCCGCGACAGCTTTTTTGTCTACCACTTCTGACACAAGTGTGTCAGTTGGAAGTAATTCTCCGCGGCTTTTCAAAATCAAATCTGCCATATTCTTTGGAAGTCCGACTTCATCCAGACAATTTTTAAGGATGTCCTGTGTAAGTTCGACTTTCTGTGATTCTTCCTCTAGATCAGCACTTCCATTTGCTATTAAGGTGTCATCCAGAACGCTATGTATTTCAACGCAGATTTTATTATTTTCTTCATCATCTTCTCCCAGCACATCATTTAAAATGTTCTGGAACACTTTCTTTTTCTCTGATGCTGTCATTTTTGCCTCGCAACCAAGTCCAGCTTCCATAAATTCAGAGTGTGGCTCATTCGTGTTTTTACTGTAAAACATCACAGAATGGATGTCGGTGCTTCGCTCAGTAAATGCTGGGAAAATAAAACCTGTATCTGGCATCCCGACAACCCAGTCTCTGATTCGTGATTCAATGCGGTTTTCGTCCTCACGGTAACCAAGCCCCGGCTTTGTCAGATTGACCGGACAGATTGCGCAAAGCAGATACTCATAAACCTCTTCTGATTCATCCAGCTTGTCATTGTCAGAAGTTTTGGTTATGACATCATAGGCATCGTGGAATATCAGGATCAGATAATTTCCGACATAATCGTAACTGTCAATGATCATGTCATAAAAAGTATCCATCAGATCATCATTTTTCAGTTTGCTTTCACGCAGTCCCATCAGAAACTGTTGTCTGCCGCCTGTAGCTTCCTCTTCGAGTGGAAATTCCAGCTCTAAAAGATTGTTTCCGATTGTGCCGGATAACGCTTTTTTCGCGATATCAAGATATTTATAATATTCTGCATCATCCAGATTTAAAAATGTCTCACTGATTTTTGCGATTTTATTATGGCCAGCGTCTACATAGCAGCCGCACATACGAGTGAATGTACAGGCGTCCTTTCTAAATCTTCTTTTAATTTCTAAAACATCCTTTTTGTTCATAAAATTTAATCCTCACTTTCTTCCTTTTCGGTTTCTTCCTCTTTAATCGTTGCGATTTCTGCGCTTAAATTCCTGCTCATGGCAGATAAGATTTTTACAATCATTTCGCTTTTCGTCTTATTATCAACCTCTCCTGCTGCATTCTTTTTCGCTTCAAGCTTGTCCCGGTATTTATCGTACTGTCTGGAATTAATATATCCAGCCTCATACCACTCAAAAACGTCATCATTCGAATAGCATTTTTCGCCTTTTATGGTCACGAAAACTTCATTGACCTTTTCGCGTTCTTTTTCTGCCTTTGCCTGATATTTTTCTTTCAGCTTCAAGATTTCTTTTCTGATTGTCTCTAAAGCTGTTATTTCTACATTGCTCACTTTTCATCACATCCTTTTAAAATTTTATCTAAACAGGCATTCCAGCCAACTTTATATGACGGTGTAATACCGTCCGGCTGTGGATATTTTCCGCACACTTTCATTTTCTCTGGCAGTTCCTGAAGCGGACATTTCTCATGCCGCGTCTCCGTAAATCTGTTTTGAGACAATCTCGAAGCTCCACTATTCAGCACATTCATAAGCTGACACTTCTTAGTGCCTTGAAACTCATATAAAAATTTACATTTGCTACACGATTCTGGCATATCCATAACTAAAATTGCTTTATCCATCTATTCCACCGCCTTTCACGATCTCGATTGCTTTGTCGATTTTAATGCTTTGCCGGTCACCCATAATACTCTCAACCTCTCTGTAGATTGGATTCTTTTCTTTCTCCAACTGCTCCACAACCTTATCCGGGTCATAGGCGGTCGGATAGTCACGCAAAGCGTAAATTACGTCTTGCATATCCTCCGCATCACTACACATAACCGACCTTTCAAATGCATCCGCATCAATCAATCTTCCCATCGTTCGCCCTCCTGTTCCAATCTGTAGTTGCTTTCGTTCGCTCGTCTTTCCCTGTTCTGATGCCTCCGTCCTGATCCATGTACATCTCACATTCATAGCTTTTTGGAAGTTCTGTTCCGCATTTCATACATTTGATTTTGAACATTACACCAACAGCCGAATGTGATGACTTATTTGTAATGGTTAAGAACATTGCTTTTCCACCGCAGAACGGGCATGGCTTAAGGCTTTCATTCATTCTTCATCGCCTCCAAAACTAAATTCAATCCCATCGCTCCAATCGACACCTAACTGTTTACATTTTGCTCTCGTAGATGTACCTCCAGAATGACTGGTTCTGAAAAGAAACAGTTCTTGAACGATACTAAAATATGACATTCTATAATAAAAGCGTTCCTCTTCGTCCAACTCCCTAATAGCATCTTCACCATGCACATATTCGTACCATTCCTCGAACTTTCCGACCAACTCCTGCATAAGGCTAATGCAATACTTCAAGATGTACTTTTCATCGTGGCTCTCCAATTCTTTCTCTACAATCTGTTTCTCCATCGCCGTCCGGCATTCTTCCGGTGTGCCGATCGCCTTATATTCTTCCCACACCTTAGCATCCTCGTTTGTTAAAAGGCAAAATCCCTCATGCTTCTCCCCTTCAAACACCGTTTCGATAAAGTGGTGCATCAAAAGCGGAATATCTACGTTGGCATGATAACGTTCTTTTAAGTCTTTTTCGATTTTCCGGTATTTCTGTACCTCTTCCAGTGCGTTTATTGCCATGTCAATAGATTCTTGTAACATCAGGTATCCACTTGTCGGCTTATTACTTTTCAGACATTCAATAGCTTCTGTCTCGTCTCTTACAAGCTTTTCATTCTCTGTCATGGCTACTCCTTTCTTTCTGGCAGTCTGCCTGTATGAAAATATTCGTCATAAGCGTCAACCGTATAGCGTATTTCACTCATAGCTATATCAACTGTTACATCTTTTCTATCCAATGCTCTTTCTGCAAAATCTTTAATTCTCATTATTAAAGCCTGTGATATTACTATATTTGTGTTGTTACTCATGACTACACCTCCAACAGCTCGGGGTTATCAATCATGTTGCCGATCACTTCAAAATTCTCTGAATCAAAATCATCCAGTTCATCGTAGTCATCACAGCCCGGCTTATTCGTACACCATCCGTTTTCATGCCACACGACACGCTTTCTCGTCTCATCTTCTGGAAACTCAACGTCGATATGCCCTGAAAGAATATCATTCTCCCAAATCAACTTTCCGTTCTTGTCCTTACGTCCGGTGCACTGACAGATAGTAGATGGGATTATAAGATCAGCAAATTTTTCATCAATAGTGAAAATCCATAATCCGTCCCACCGTTTCAAAAGAAAGCCTTCCGTCCATTCACCATTGTCTTTCCGCTTTGCGCGGAATAAATATCTATCTTCCATCCTTTTCCTCCATTTCTTTCAACTTGGCTTCGGCTTCCTCACGGGTAAAGAATACCGATTTATTAATTTCGCAAATGCTGCAGTGTTTAGCTATGCTTTCACGTATGTAGTACGCCTTATCACTACAATTCTCGCAAAATCCTATAAAACACATTCCAGACCGATTACTTTTGTTTTTTCCGCAACAATACTCGATGGAATACACTGGTGCATCTTCACTGATTGGCAACCGCAGAAGTAATCCCTGCTCCTCGGCATCCTCGTAGTCAGCTAATTTTTCTGCGGCTGATATATAGTCATGTTGCTTTACCCATACACCAGATTCTCCATCTGGAACATTATCGATTCTTTCTGTTAATCTCTCCATGCTATTCCTCACTTTCTTCGCTAAGGTTCGTGAACTGGAACACTAACCGGTTTAATATATGTGTAAATCCAAGCATGTCAATTTTATCATCTCCGGTAATCCTTTTATATAAAATGAAAAATGCCTGAATGATTGCAAAAAAATCATCTGTAAGCTCCTCATTAGAAAGTTCCAGCTTTTCGATGACAGCACTTTCTCTTTCATCTTCATCTTTGTAGCAATCTTGTAATGCTGTTAAAAAATGTAAAATTTTAATATCGTGTTTTTTCATATTTCCCCTCACTTTCTGCCTTAAGCCACTTTAATAAGCACTCGTAGCAATTACAATTATCATTTTTGTCGCAGTCAATTTCGCCTAACCCGTTTTCATTCGGACACATCATATTGACTGCCAGTTCCTCATCCGTCATGCTTCTGATCCGGTCTGCATTGGTCTGTGGCTTCTTCTGGTCTCTAAGAAACGCACCAATTACAGGCATATCCCTGTCTGCAAAAGAGAGATGCTCACTACTTTTCGCAGAATAGATAACCAAAGGATTCTGTCTTCCAGCTTTACCGGCTCTTAATACCTCATAATGATTGTTTGAGAGCGGAAGTAATTGCCATCCGTCCTTAACCAGCCATTTTTTTAAATTTTCTAACTTACTGATATGTAACACATTTCTTTTTGCCATATTTCTACCTCACTAAATCCGTTATTTTAACAGATACCCCTTTATATTTACCGGTGCGACAATAATCTGCGGTATCAAAAAAACAAATGCATCCATCGTCTTTTTTTTCAAGTGCTATGCTTACACCATTGCTTACCAGTGTATTTTTTAACAGCGTCAGTACCGCCTTTATCTCATTCTTGGTTTCATCCGTCATTTCAACTTCACCTTTCTCTTTCTGCCTTTCTTCTCAAACTTATCACACATCCCAACCGGGCACTCACGCCTTAATCTGGTCTGTAAATAATATCCACACATGATTTCTGTCTGGTTGTGCTTGTATGCATATTTACATTTCCGGCAGTATTTTATGCTTGTCTTTGTCATTTCTCCCATGTTAATAATCCTTATTTCACCACTTAATTTTTATTTTATATTTCCACTCGTTATCATCTTTTCAATGATTTCCTCCTGCATCCGCTCTGCGATATGATCCCGGACTGATTCTTCTGGAAATGCGATCTGATATGTCCGCTCCTTGATCCGGTTCGTGATCCGGTCATCGTAGGATAGTTTGTCCAGCGGATCATTACTCGTGAAAATCGTTACCTTCTGGTTTATGTACCGCTCATTGATGATCTGATACATTTTGTCGTTGATCCATGACGCCGGTGCTTCCACACCAAAATCATCAATGATCAAAATATCCGTTGTGGAAAGCGCATCTAAAAGCTGGCTTTCACTGCCTGCTGCATCCCTGTGCCATGTATTCTTAATTTCCTGCAGGATGGTCAGTGATACTGCAAATTTGACTGTGTATCTTTTCATCAGTTCATTAGCAATCCCGGCAGCAATCCTCGTCTTACCGCTTCCCTTTGTCCTCGACCAGATATACAGTCCCATGCCTCTTTCCTTCTGGCTCTCGAAATCATCCAGATAGGTTTTTATGATTTTACAGGCATCTGACACCATCTTTTTACTTTCCTGCTTCCTGTACACATCCATTCGAAACGATCTCAGATCCATCCCACGGAATGCCTCCGGTATATCTGCGAATCGCAACCGCCTTGACATGACCGCTTTCTCACGGCACTTACACGGTACTGCTATTTCAACTCCGTCTTTTATTTTCAAGATCCACTCCCGACCTTCGCAAATTGGACACACATCAGAATCCTTGGAAGTCTCCGGTGTCTCCGCGTTCCTGCATGAGTTCGTTGAGTGATTTTTCATGCGTTCCAGTATCTCTTCCAACTGATCCATCGTTCTCTCCTTTCAGGTACTGCATAAACCAGTTCTCTCGTAAAAAGTTCTCCGGCTTTTTAATATACCGCTCTGCTGTTTTCTCCCGTCTGCATATATCTGTATAATTCTGTGCGGCCAATACCAGATCATCTTCCGGTACACCAGCCAGTACCGCATTGCAGTATTCTGTTTCAGCAAGACAACCAGTACACCGTTTCGGATAGGCCGCGGCAAACTCTCCGAATTTTTCCACGGGGGATATAGGGGGTGTGTTTCTTCCCTTCTTTCCTTCTTTCTTTTCTTCTATTGTTGTCGTTAGTTTGTCGTTAGTTTGTCTCTTGCTTGTCTCTTGCTTGTCGTTCTGTTTGTCGGTTGTCTGGTATAAATCGTACTTAACTACCGTAAATACGCTAAATTTGCTTGTCGTTTTGCTTGTCACTTCGCCTGTCGTTTTCAAATGCGAAATTGCTGTTCGAATTTCACGGTCTGAAAGCCCTGTTTCGTCCGACAATTTCCTGATAGATGTTACAAACGATCCACGTGGTATCGTTGTTCCTTTAAAATTTCCATCCTTCCAATTGGCTTTCAGCAACATGTGGATAAACAGCCGGGTTGTATTAATGTCTGTGTACCACTCCCACTCCAGAAGTCCACGGCTCAGTTTTATGTAGTTGCCATCCACCAGATCACCCCGTTTCCAAGTCATTAAGCAAGTCTCTCAATTTCATTTTTGCCTGTTCCAGCGTAAGTTCTGTGATTGTGACCTCAATTCTCGGATTATCCTTATCTACAGAAACATCATGATAAAAATGAGGGATGCATCTGCGGTTATCTTCTTGCAGTACCTTTGTTTTTGTGAGACTGTCCTGAATGAACTTTGTTGCGCAGGAGAGAATGTTGTCCCCATCTCTCCTGTTGTCTTTTTCAAAACAGTGGTAATAGATCAGTACCGGCTTTTCGATATGTACACCATGGAGCTGCTGTCTGATACACCACATGATGTGATTCTCATTATCATTTTTTACCTTTCCGCCCTTATATGGGTTGGTGCGATTGGCTGCGGTGTAATTGTTCAAGCCTTCCAAACGCCACGGAACTGTAAATTTATACTCCATCGGCACCGTCCTCCATTCTGATCTGCGCATTGCAATCATTAATCTGCTCTGCTAAATATGCCGGAAGAGTGTAGCAATCAACAAATTCGTGTGCATCGGCAAGATCCTTGCGTTTCAGTGCCTTGTAGCTTTTCATTTTTCCTTCATCGTCATAAATGCCAAACTCACGTTTTAACTGATTGTAAATGTCGCTGAACACTTTTTTATGTACTTTACTATCCCTGTAAGCTTCTGATTTCTTACCGCCGAGCATTTCCACTGCCTTTCGTCTGACATGTGCAGAAAGTTCGTCTGATTCTGCACCGAACAATGGCATATCGTTTTCAATGGAATATACTTTCTGCTCCACGGTCTCAACCTTATGTTCCAACTCCACCGTTCCCTGCGCTAATAATGCGATCTGTTCTAATGCTGTGCGTGGTTTCTGAATAGCATCTTCCATTTCATGGAAACGATTAATATACTTTGCTGTGAACTCTGTTCCTTTTACGCCTGTCAGCTTATGGGCAATAAATTCGCAGCCCTTTTTCGTGACAAGATAACAAGGTTTCTGCCGATTTGACTTATCTGTATACTCTGAACCCGTAAAAAAATCGGTGTGGGGAATTTTTCCCTCACCAAATTGTAATATGTATCGTCTAATATCTTTCATTAAATCGTTGTGTGGTTTTCCAACCATCTCCGCAACCTCGATGGATGTAATTGTTTTCTGTTCTAAATTCATTTAAAACTCCTTTCTCCCGGCACCATGGAAAGCACCGGGAAACCATGGCTTTCAATAATTCGTGATATATTATTTTCTGCATGAATAGGTTTCTTTCTGCCGACCGGCAAGGTGTTCCAACCCTATAACCACGACTTTCCAAAAATATCTCTGAAATCTTCTCTTGTGCCGTAATGAGATTCAAAATATTCCTGCGCCATAGTTTTTAATTTCAGATCAATTTCTTTTGCATTTGCTCCCCTCTGCGCTCCGTTAGGATGCAGATCAGGTCTGAGCGGAATAACAAAACCATACTTTTCACTGTTTTTACGGTTTGAACTTCCAAAGATATGATGTCTTTCAACCGGATATGTTCCGGTAAAATAACAATGATCCATATCATCCGTGAACACGCTCCAAAGCTTTTTACTCATGTTCCCCACTCCTGTTTCATTCGTTCCAATTCATCCGGTGTAGCTGTCTCAATTCCAAGTTCCTTTGCTTCTTCAACAATCCGATCTATAAAGTGGCTCATTTCGGCAGTATCGTATTCACTGGATCCTTTAATCATCAGATATGAAGCAAATTTCCCATTGTCTTTAATAAATTTCCAATGACCATCTACCTTTGACATATCCACTGATTTTTTTACTGTGATTGTGATATATCCATCTTCATCTTCATAGAACGCTCCGTATTTCTGCAACATTTCCTCATAGACTTCATCCTTGCTGGAATAGATGTCTTTGCTATTGGCAATCTTTGTCATGAGCACCCATGCATAAGCATTAGCATCAAGACTTCTTTTCTGACGATACTTAACTGCCTTAATCTGCAATAAATCATCCGGTTTTAAATGCTCAATCTGCTTTGCTGCTGATGCGTCAACCTCAAATGTAAGGATGATGCCTTGTCCATTGAATGTACGGCTCGCTCCGGTCAGTTTTCCTGTAGTATCCATAAGCTACTCTTCTTTCTTTTTCTTATACCAGCACTTAACCTGTTCAATGATCTTAGCAGCCATTTCACTTGATAGGTCTGAAGTCTTTTCAAAATGATATTTTTCTTTCAGCGTTTTCCAGATATCATTGGATGTAGCATTCTCACACATATCAGAATACGCACTTACAAAATCTGTCATTGTCCTAAGCTGTTCTACGGTTGCTGGAACAAAATCATTCTTTGGTTCTACCGTATGGCTTTCTGAATCTGGATCCTGCATCTCTTCGGTAGGAATACAGAACACTTGGAAACAAGCATATTTAAACGCAATCGCCATAGCTTTATTCGTTGCCTTATCTCCGGAATCCATGCCCTCACCGATTGTTACCGCCGTGATACTGCTTCCATCTTCCGCATAAAAGGTATATTTAATCTTGCAGACCGAATAGATCAGCGTTGCACCTTTTATGGATTTTCTTTCTTCTCTGGTCTGTTCTAAGACCTCTGGAACGATAAATATATGATTGTTGACCAATGCCGGATTGATTGCATTCATTACCGCATCAATTCCGCGGTATTTAAACCCCTGCGACTTATTCAAATCATTTTTTCCAACCGCACCGATTTCTTCCATGCACTTTGATATTGCCTGGTATATGTTCATCTGTTTTGCTGTCTCTGCCATTATCGTAATCTCCTATACTTAATTTCTAAGCTGCGCATCTGTGCTTCCAACTGCACGATCTGGAACGGATCAGCAACAACCTCATAAGTAACTACGTTGTTTGCTGGCTTCGGTTCTACAAATTTTTCTTCCGGTACATTATCTGTAATTGGTGTTTCGTTCACTGCAATATCCGGTTCTGAATTTTTCTCGGACTCATTACGTGCTTCCTCTTCTGCTTTTCTTTTGGCTTCCTCTTCCTGTCTGCGCAAAATCTCTTCTTTCTGTTTCTGATACTGATTCATGACCTCAATAGCATCTGATAATTCTAAGGTTGCCTTGTATTTCTCAATCCCCTTATCCTCAAACTCTGATCCCATGCTGCGGATAATACCGAGGTCTTTTTCTACATGATCCACTCTCTCTGTAATGGCTTCTGTGATCGCTTTCTTTGTAGTGGTGGCATTCTCCCACTTGCTATCATAAATTCTCTGTAACGGAAGATATCCGCTCGCTTCCTCATGCTCTGCCATGATCTCCGTATAGATTTCAGAAATCAGCGCTTTCTTTTCTTCCACACGCCTACGCTCAAATTCTTCCACCTGGTTATTAATAAAATTGATTGGTTCATCAATCAGATTGTCCAGTTCCTTTACCTGCGCTTCAAAATTTGTGTAGGGAATCATAAAAGATTTCTTCACTTCCAGTTTTTTATCGTTGACTGATTTTTTCAGTTTCCTGAGACTTGCAATTGTCATTTTTGCTTCTGCCTTAGAATCCTCTGTAAAAATCATATTTTTATAAATTTCCAGTTCGGAATTAAGTTTTTCCTTAATCTCCTCAAAATTAAAACCAATAACACCATTTTTCTGTTCTACATTTACTCTGATTTCTTCCATCTTTCTTTTATCCTCTCTTCCTCTGATTCAATATCTGCCATCTCTGCACGTCTGGCTTATTTCTCATATAATCTGTGGCGGTGTTCTCTGTCCCTCTCGTACTCTTCAAGCATATCGAGGCTGTCCGGTATGTAATCACTGTACAGTTCCTACCTCCACGGACTTAAACACGGTACCTGACCATTTCCTCTTTCTGGTCGTCTCCAATAATGATTTCCAGAACATTTTTGTCTAAGGTAAATATTCCACGAATATCTCCGTCTGCAGTAAGTCTTACACTTCCATCTTCCAGACCAAGGTTTTCAAGTAATGCCGATAAATCCTTAAGTCCGTCAATTAACTTTCCGGCATCCGTTCTGCATAATCTAGTTGCTGGCATTTAAAAATTCCTCCATTTCCATCTGTCTGAAATCTGTAGATAAAACCATGTATCTGACCGCTTTCTCACGCTGTTGATTCATGTACTGCTCGTCCCGGCATTCTTCACACATGTTTCCTTCGCCGGGATCTAAACTACATCCACAGATTCTGCATTTCCTGTAAATCATAAAATCACGCTTTCCAAAAATTTAACTACGTGTTATAATAAACGCAGAAGTACTTTTGTATTCCTACGTTTAAATAGCACCTGAGTTCGCCAAAACATTTAGGGTGCTATTTTTTGTCCTCAAATTCCCAAAGGAACTCAACATCAGCGTCAAGCTTGTCCTTCCGGCGGATCATGTTAAAGTCTGCTTTCCGCTTTTCTTCCCGGCGGTTCTCCACGTCAAAGATCACAACTCCAATAAGTGCAATCACCGCACCGAGAGCTATTGCAATCAGCAGAAAAACATAATACATTCCATCCGCATCGAGCATTCCACCAAGAAACAGGATTCCAAGCCCTACCGCTATAAAAACTTTACTGATCTGCTTCATTCTTCATCTCCTTTCCACACATATCTAGTATTGAATACATGGAAAACAGGTTTAAAAACAACATTAAAGAATTGGCTTCCTTTATCTCCCAGTTTATTTCTTGATTCGAACAGCAGGCGGTTCTTTCAGTGCGTTATCTAATCCATAGTTGGCACAGATAATGCGCTTTGAAAGTTCCATGCGAATTTTAAAACCCTCTCCACCTGTACACGATATCTCAAAATAATCACAACCATTTCCAAAATCGACACCATTTAGCTTGAAAACTTTCTTTTCGGTATCAACTTCTAACGTTTTTATTTCCTGCGGCACTCCTGCCAGAATTTCTTCAAAAGTTCCCATTTCTTCTCTACCTCTCATCCAATAGATATAAAAACTTTTACTACATTTTTCATGATGCCTTGTCCTTGACCACAAGCTTAATTCCTTCCTGTCTTTCGTAAATCTCTAACAGAATGTCCATAATCTTGGCTTTCCTCTCTGGTGTAATTTCCATGTCTGCTTTGTTCATAGGAATCTCCTTTCTCATTATTTAACGCTCCCACACATGGCAATCTGCTTGTCAACTTCCGACTGTTTCTTTGAGATTGCCATGCCATCCGCAACACCGAGAATATAGTTGAAGTTTTCTTTGTCCAGCTGTGATACTATTTCAGCTAGTCTTGCAAGGGCTTCTTTCTGTTTTTCGCTCATTTGCTCACTTCCTTTCTTGTTTTGTACTTTGTACATTATTAATATAGCACTATGTACATATTTTTGTCAATACTATTTTTTGTACAAAGTACAATTTTTTTATTTACTTTTTTAACATGTTGTAGTATATTATTAATAGGAGGTGAGAAAATGCAGAACCGATTAAAGCAAATAAGAAAAAAATTAGGTTGCAACCAGAATGAATTTGCAGAAAAACTCGGTATATCAGTTTCCAATATATCTAGCTATGAAGCAGGAAGAAGAAATCCGTCTGATGCTGTTATAAATCTGATATGCGAAAAATTTAACGTCAATAAGGAATGGCTAGAGACCGGAAACGGCGAAATGTTCATTCAAAAGACCGAGAATGAAAAGATAGCTGAATTTCTTGCAGATGTACTGAAAGCCGGAGAAGACGATCAGATGTACAGATTTATAGCCGCTATTTCAGAACTGGATGAAAACGACTGGAACGCAATCCGGAAGCTGGCAGAAAAGCTTGTGAAGAAGTAA